TTACCCAGCTTTACTGCGTGGCTCCGTCTTCGGCGCTATGGTATCGCTATGTTCCTGGCTCTCATACTTAGATAAAATCTCTTTCATAGTTTGATCAGGTAAAGCCTGGAGAACTTGGAGTGTTTTTAATTGCTCCTGAGTAATTCCTAACGCTTCCAATACCGTTTCTTGACCGATTATAGAAGGCATCAGCCCCTTTATACCTGAAATGCGAACAACCTCTACTGCTGTCGCCTGTTCTTCTGGTGTGAGTAGGCTTAAAGCTGAAATCAAACGCTCATCAACAGAATGGGTTTGCTGTTGCACGGAGTCAGATGAGATCGCAGAACTGACAGAACCATGCAGAGATGATCTGGTTTGCTCTGGCAAACTGCTAATATGGTAATCGTATGACACTCCCTTCCCCCCATGCCGTTGGCGCTTTCTCCAGTTTTCTATTGTTGCCTTTCGTGAAATGTTAGTCGCCAGCTTCGGTAGCCCTGGCAATCCCTCGAGTTCTTTAGCGCTGTACCATTCTTTGATTTCTTTATCATTCATTTAAAATCACCATGAATTCACAATGTAAAAAATAAATTCTTTTTAAATTCAAAGGAATGAATGCAATTCATTCAAATGATTTAAAATCATCATTGAATTTAAAATGATTTGAAATTATTATCATTCCCGTACCCGACGAGCTACGCGTAAAGGTAGCTTATGGGGGATTTGAAAGGATTGCATGAAATGAGCGTGAATAAAAGAACTCTCAATAAAGATTGGCATCGTGCTGATATTGTCGCAGAGCTACACAAGCGCCGAGTTTCTTTAGCTGAGTTAGGGCGTACTAATCAGTTATCAGCCTCCACGTTGAAAAATGCGCTTGATAAAAGATATCCAAAGGCAGAGAAAATCATCGCAGATGCGTTGGGCCTTGCTCCGCAAGAAATTTGGCCATCTCGATACTAGGTGCATCATGAAAGAATGGTATACAGCGAAGGAACTCGTCGGGCTTCCAGGGTTACCTAAACAGGCTACAAACATCACACGAAAAGCAAAGAACGAATGCTGGGAATCCAGAGTCTCATCTGGTTCAAAGGGCGTGTCATTTGAATTCAGTATCAAATCATTACCTTTAGAAGTTCGTGCTGAATTGCTTTTAAAACGCGGTGAAGTTGAAACCAGTCAAGGCGTCATCCAGATTGCAAAGCCACAGGCTAAAGAGCTTGATTCACAACGTCGTGCCCTGTGGCAACGCTGGGAATCAGCTACTGATGCACAGCGTCAGTTAGCCAATAAATGGCTTCCTGTGGTGCGGCTGGCTGGCGAATTTACTCAGTCAGGTATCACGGCCACTACTGCGTTTCAAATGGCTGCAAGCCGTTATGACGTTAGTTCTGCCTCACTACGCGATAAATATTATCTAGTGCAGAAATATGCGGAAGCAGACTGGTGTGCCGTTTTGCTTGATAAACGCGGTGGCTCTAAGCGTGAGGCTCGCAAGGTTGATTTTGATGAAGATGCCTGGCAATTCCTGATTGCTGATTATCTCCGTCCGGAGCGCCCAGCGTTCCGCAAATGTTATGAACGGCTTGAGCTGGCAGCAAAAGAACACGGCTGGTCAATCCCTTCTTATTCAACTGCATTCCGTCGCGCTCAGGGTATTGATCAGGCGGTAGTAGTGGCCTGCCGCGAAGGAGAAAACGCACTGGCCCGCCTGTTCCCAAGCCAGAAACGCACCGTTGTGAACCTTCATGCAATGGAGTGGATTAACGGCGATGGTTACCAGCACAACGTGTTTGTACGCTGGCATAACGGCGAGGTGCTGCGCCCTAAAACATGGGTCTGGCAGGATGTTTACAGCCGTAAAATTATAGGTTGGCGGGCTGATGTATCAGAGAACAGCGACAGTATTCGCCTTTCCCTGATGGATGCGATCAGCGCCTACGGCAAACCTGACCACGTTACCATTGATAATACTCGTGCGGCAGCGAATAAATGGATGTCCGGTGGTGTACCTAACCGCTACCGTTTCAAAGTGAAGAAAGATGATCCGATGGGTATTTTGCCTATGCTGGGTATTCAGGTTCACTGGACAAGCGTTATCGGCGGCAAAGGCTGGGGTCAGGCAAAACCTGTAGAACGTGCGTTTGGTGTTGGTGGCCTGGGTGAATATGTTGATAAACATCCGGCACTGGCCGGAGCGTTTACCGGGGAGAATCCACTCAGTAAACCCGACAACTACGGTTCCAGAGTAGTGGATGTTGAAACTTTTCTGGAGGCGCTCGCGGAAGGTATCGCGATGTTTAATGCAAAGGTCGGGCGTGAAACAGAAATTTGTCAGGGTGAATATTCATTCGATCATGTATTTGAAAAAAGCCTCAGCAATTCAGTTATTACACGCCTGACCGAAGAACAGATCCGACAGTTCATGCTTCCGGCCGAAGCGGTAAGCGTGAAACTGAATGGCGAGTTTACTCTGCAATGTGGTGGCTCCTTATATGGCCGTAAAAATAGTTACTGGAACCCGGTACTGGCGAACATTCGCCCCCGAAAAATCACGGTACGTTTTGACCCACGCAATCTGCACAGCGAAGTAGCCTGTTACGACCTTGAGGGGCGCTTTATATGTATGGCCGAGTGTCGCAATGCGGTGGCGTTCGGTGACAGTGCGACAGGCCGTGAACACAGCCGTCAGCGCAAACAGATGATGACGCATACCAAACGCGCCGTGAAATCACAGCGCCGTATGACGGCAATCGAAATGAACGACTTATTACCTAAAATCACGCCACCGGAAGCACCGCAGCGGCATGTTGTTGAGCGGTTCTTCTCTGCGGGAAACACTGCCCGAAAAGTGGTGGAAATTGAGCAGACGGAAAATGATGTGATTTTCCAGAAATTAATGAAACAGGCCGGAAATAAAAAATAACGGAATAACGTAATTTTTATTATCAGCTAACCAAAATATGGACTAATTAAAATGACGCAAATTAATCATGACGATTTGCGCGGAGCAATTCGCGCTTTAACTGGCAATAATGAAATTTCTGGCGCAGAGCTGGCGCGTGAAACAGGCCTGTCTGCTGCTGCAATCTCTCAGTTTCTGAATAACAAATATAAAGGCGATAACGACGCCGTAGCGCTCAAGCTGAATACCTGGCTTGAATCGCGTAACGCTGCGCAGGCGGTAATGCCGACTATCCCGTCTTATATCGACACCCCAACCGCCGCAAAAATCACGGCTGCGCTCACCTACTCACAACTGACGCACACCATCGCGCTGGTGTATGGCAATCCGGGGATTGGCAAATCAGAGGCGACAAAGCGTTATGCGGCGACCGGAAATAACGTGTGGCGTATAACAGCCAGTAAATCCCGTACTAACGAGCTTGAGACCATGTACGAGCTGGCGCTTGAAATGGGTATCAATGACGCGCCATACCAGCGTGGTGCGCTTTCCCGACTGCTGCGCCGCCGCCTCACAGATTCAAACGCATTGATCATCATTGATGAAGCTGACTGGCTTAATTACGACGCTATAGAAGAAATGCGCATACTCCAGGAAGAATGCAATATCGGTCTGGCGCTTTCCGGTAACCACAAAGTTTATGACCGCCTTACCGGTGGTACACGTAGCGTTGATTTCGCCCGCTTATTCTCTCGCGTAGGGAAAAAGGTTGTGCTGAATAACATTCTGAAAGGTGATGTGGACGCGTTCTGCGATGCATGGAATATCACAGGTAAAGACGAACGTAGTTTGCTGAATGCCATTGCGAAACGCCCCGGCGCGTTACGTTCACTTTCTCATATTCTCCCGCTTGCCAGCATTTATGCGCAGGGTAAAGGCGTTGCCATTAACTGCGAAACGATTCATGCGGCAATGATTGAACTTGGTCATAACGAAATAACGGAGGTTTAGTCATGTTTCCCGAAAAAATTTCTGAACACGTACAAATGGCCCGCACGGCTGAGGAATGGCTTAAAAAGCGCGGGAGTTATATCACTGAAACCCGTGTCTGGATGCGCCGCCCGCTGCTGGAGATTACCTGCCCACCGGCAGAACTGGTGAAGTCTGCCAGCCGCATTATGGAAAGTTGTGATACAGGCACCCGCTCGGTATGGGTTGCCCGACTGAATGGTTGCCAGATTATCTGGCGTTAAATGAAGGGTATGAAGATGAGCATAACCACAAAAAAAGTAATCCTGAATCCTATGCGCCCCGTAGTTAAAGGGCCGGACGAACGTAAAAATACAATCACAAATAACCAGCTAACAAACGAACAGATCGCATCATATAAAGCCGATGCCGAATCGGTATTGAAAGAAGCATCAGAATACAGTGAAGAACGCGCCGCTGCTAAAGCCATCGCCGAGCTCGCTACAGAGGTTCAGGCTCTCAGGGTATCAAATACAGCTAACTTTGAGCGCGTGCTGGAACTGGAGAATGAACTTGAAACAGCATATGCAAAACTTAAGAATCACCGGACGCTTAATCCCGCCAATCTTATCAACAAATTTTACGAACGCTATCCGGTTGCATCATTCAAAAGTGACATCGAGCGCTCGGAGGCATTAGGGTATTACATGGCAGGAGCTGAAATACAGTGCTTTGGTGAGTTTATTAAATACCAGGATTTGTGCGGCGACGAATAGTCTCATAATTACTGAATATCAATTAAATAATAAGGTTTGAAGATGAATAACCAAAATAGCGCCCCAGCGGGCTACCGCACCAATGCTCAGGGGTATTTAATCCCTGAATCTCAGGTCAAGCCAGTGGATAAACTGCGTGATGAAGTTGTCATGTCAATTGTTGTAGCTGCTAACCAGCAACGCCAGTTGCTTACAACTTTTAAGCTTGAGTCCATGCACAAGATTTCAGACTTTGTTGATCTCTCCGCATCTGAGTACGGAGTTGAATTTGGCGGGACAAAAGGAAATGTATCTCTGGTCAGCTTTGATGGTCGATACAAACTAATTCGCGCTGTAGGCGAGCACCGCGTTTTTGATGAGCGTATTCAGGCCGCAAAAAAATTGATTGATGATTGTATTGGTGAGTGGTCGGGCGGTGCAGACGAAAAAATCATGGCTCTTGTTGATCACGCTTTTCGTGTCAATAAACAGGGTAAAATTGACATCAATCAGGTCTTGGGGCTTCGTCAGTTAGACATTAACGATGAGAAATGGAATGAAGCGATGGATGCTATTGCTGACGCAATTCAGGTCACAGGCACCAGTCAGTATTTGCGAATTTATGAGCGACAGGCTGATGGGAGTTACAGACAGATTTCACTGGATTTAGCAAAACTTTAATTATTTAGCTTAATAACTTTTTAATTTCGGCGCTTGCGTCAGGGCTTCGCTCGCGCCGAATCCAATAAAAGGAATATTTTATGAACGAACAACAATTAGTTTCGATGATTATTGACCTTAAATCATGGCATGAAAAACGCGTTGAAAACTGCCAGATGATTATTAATCAAAAGGACGCCGATATTCGTCTGGCAATGGAGGAAGACGAAGTGCTGGAATTTGAGGCCGATACTAAAGAAGCCCGTTTTATCCGAATCGGTGTTCAGCTGGCGTTGCTCCAATTCCAGCCGTTCCCCATCACCATAAAACAAGCAGATGAAGACATGGAGGATGAAGACGATGAATAAATCTCAAATCTATGACGCGGCGTTTGCCCTCTGGGGATATGACGCGCAGGTGCTGACCGTAGCGGAAGAATGTAACGAGCTTTCAGCTTCCTGTATTCGCCTGGTTAACCGCAAAGCGAATGGAAGCAAAATCGCAGAGGAAGCCGCCGATGTTGAAATCATGATTGAGCAGCTGCGCCACAACGGTATGAACGACATGATCGAACATCAGAAAGCGAAAAAACTTACCCGGCTTGCAACCCGTGTAGGTATGGAGGTGGAGCCTGTTTCCCCCTTCGGCCCTTCTGTGGCCGGATTACTGGAAGAAGCACTGGAACAAATGGAGCTGGCGCAGGGGCTGTATCTGGATACAAAAACCAGTAACCGTCTGGCGTCTGCGCGGGCGCGTATGGCTATTAGCCTGCTTATGCAGGCCTCACAGAAGATGATCAGCGAACAACAGAACACCGAACGTCGGGAGACCCGCAATGCTTGATGTGATTTTTAATCTGCTTCGTGAACGCGGCCCGCTGACATCCTCGGCTATTGCTGCCCGGATGAATAAGAAACCCGGAGAAGTGATCGCCGTTCTTCGCAATGCAATCAACACCGGTCTGCTGGTTGAATGTAACGGTTTTTATAACCATCACAATGCAATGAACGCACCACGTCGTACATCCTATGAATGGGTCGAAGGTCACCAGTTCCCGGTCAAAGTGATGCGTTTAGCCCACGGTCCGAAAGGTTGTGAATCGGTATCAGTGCTTGCTGAAATGGATTCAGAGAAGCAGAAACAAGGCTGGCCGTGGTTCCAGGTCGCTGTGATTGACGTTCGGATGGGGCATATCAAGTGCTGTAGCACCGGGGAGTTTATCACCGATCACGTTCTGCGCTATCTGCCGCTCGATACGGCTGCTGTGAGGGAAACATGGTCATTCTGATTATATACATCGCCGCTGCTGCATTAATTTACATTCTGCTCAGTGTATTTGATGGGCCTTATATCCTTGATGAGCCTGATGAGTGGGCATTCGCCCTGACAGCCTCAGTTATGTGGCCTTTTATTTTTATAGCAGTTCTGATTTTCGCTGTGCTTTGGGCACTGCTTAAGATTATTCGTGCAAAACATATTCAGGAAAGGCAACGATTGAGGGCTGGAAAATGAGTGAATCAGTAAACGATGGGATGGTGCTCTCGGGGCGTCAGATTCTCGAAGCGGCTGAGTTTGCCGGACTGGAGGTTTTTGCTGATCCAAACAGTGATGCTCTTGACGATGAATTCAGTATCCGAAACGGCATTATTGCGGCCAGCCCTGATGAAGGTCTGGAGGCATATCACGGATTATTGATTGAATCCCTGAATTATCCTGAAGAAGGTGCCGTGCCGTTATCTGGTGAGCAGCCGTTTAAAGAATATGAGCCTGTCATTGATGAAGGTTTCCTCCGTCAGGCTGCCACGTTCACTGGCTGGGGAGGCGCGTTGGCGCGTTATCTTCTGGATGTCGGGAGTGTTGGACAGTGGCTCACCAGTGGTGATACGGGAAGCAGCAGTGAAACTATGGCGGCTATTTTCCTTGGTGCAAAATCAGGCCGCTTTTCCTGGCCGCGTGATCCTTCTGACTTTGGCCGTTGCTGGCGTCTTGTTGAGAAGGTTCCCGCTATACGTGCAGCGTTTCCCCGTATTGGCATAGTTTACCCCCCAATTGCGCCATTTCTTGACCATTGGGAAGAACTGGCCGGGTTGTATACCGCAGCCCTAAACGGTGGCTCCGGCAAAGCACCGGCGCTGTATAAACGAATGCAGGAACTGCGGGAGTTGATGCAATGACAATCACAAAAGAGCAGGAGCTGCGAGCATTCATCACTGGCTTCCTCACTGACCCGGCACATGATGAGTGCTCGGGAAACAGCATGACGGCTAAAGTATTCCGTATCGCGTTGGCGGCAATGGACGCCGAGCCAGCTGGTTGGCAGGCTAAAAATCACGGTGGTAATTGGATGAGCATCAAAGAAGAGGACGTTCACCACTACAGATTTAACGAGGAACTCCCTGTCAGGGAAGTATACACCGCCCCGCCAGCGCCTAAAGTGCCGGATAAAAGGTGGTGCGCAGGTAATGACCTCTCGACTCACAAAATTAAGCTGGCTGGTGTGGCCGTGGAGAGTGAATGATATGAAATCGGTGAATTTTGTAGTCCAGTTACTGAAGAGTGATGACTGTGTGACGTTGATGGCACGCGGTGAAGTAAGCAAGGCGGAGCTTATCGCAGAGGCAATACGCCAAGGCGAAATCGAAGAGGACGAACGCGAGCGTTTTGAAAAGGCGGAGTTCTGCTCGCAAAAGTGGCTTAAAGCGACGCCACGAGAAGGTTATTCAACGTACTACTACGAATCGAATGAAAGTGTTCGCGGTGCGTTCAAAGCAACCTGTATCCAGTATCTGTGGTAAGGACTAATCATGACAATCTCTAAGGAGCAGTGGAATGGTATACAAAACACGCTGGGTGACCTTTATAGCCAGGTTAAGTTTAAATTGCCGTCAGGTGAAGTTATTAGCGTTAGGAAATCGTTTATCTCGGAGAACAAAACGGCACTCATCGTCTGGATTGATGATGCTCGTTGTGCGGCATGGGGCATCAAAAGTCATGACGATGAATATCGTCCTATAACTGAGCTTGTCTGGCGTCGTAAGACCTACAAACCAGGCGCTTTCATCATTCGTCGCGCATCCAAAACCAGAGAAGGGCAACGGTGGCTAAAACGGAAAGAAAATGCGCATCTGTATGAGGTTGTGGAATATCGAGTTTGTCATTTCAGCACTGCCGCCTCACTGGTTCGCCAGTACCGAAAGATTGAAGGGCTGGAACTTGTTACGCCCGTTTCTGAGGTGATGAAACATGCAGAGGGCTAACCTTATCAAGTTGATCCACGTCGCCAAACGCAAATTGGCACTGGATGATGATACGTATAGGGCTTTTCTTGCCGGCGTTGTTCCCGGTAAAACAAGCTGTCGCACAATGCGTCTGTCTGAACTGGAGTCAGTTCTCAAAGCGCTTGAGGAAAAAGGATTTAAAAAAGGCAAACCTTCCCTGCCTCATCCGAAAGCAGCACCAGCTGTGACGGATAAAATCCGGGTTATCTGGGGCATTATGTATCGTCAGGGGTTTGTATTTGATGGTACTGATGCAGCGTTAAACGCCTTTGTGAAACGCATAACGAGTATCAGGAATGGCGGTGAGGGTGTGGCCCGCCTTGAGTGGCTACGAGGCGATCAGGCCTCGACAGTTCTGGAGAGTCTCAAACGCTGGCACATGCGCTGTATGCGGGAAAAACTCCCGGCTAAAGGTTATGGCCTGAGTTATGAGCGAACGTGTGAGCAATATATAAAATTCAGCCTTTAAATTGAAAATCCCGCCATAGAGCGGGATTTCTATTTTAGGAACCAACATTCTCTGTATTAGTCCAAACATCGTATAAGTTGCCCTCAAAATAAATCTTTAAATGAGCGACTCCGCTTGTCCAGCCACGAGAAACAACTTTATCTATCTCTATCTTTTCATCCGGCATAATGCATTCAGTTCTCATGATTTTTTTGAATGATTCCAAATCGTTATGTTGCAAAATAGCTTGAAGCCGCTCGAAGGCCTTCTCTGAAGTACAAACAGGATACTTACCTTGTAAATGCAATTTCGGAGCGGCATAGACGCTTGTAATTGACGCCAATCCAAGAATGCAGAGAAGAAGAGTTTTTTTCATTTTTTTCAGCCAGGTTAGTCTGTGAATGTTCATGATGGCCTATTAATTAATCCGTATTTTAGATCTCACTCAATATCGTGCATTAAATCCATGAATTTTGTATACTAATTGTTCATCACACAATTAATCAGGAGGCTATATGGCAGAACTACAGACAGATTTGTTTGAGCACGATCCCAACATGGCGCAACTGCTTGCGCACATGGAACATATTCCAGCCCCCGAACTGGAATCGCGCTGGCCGCGCTCACTGGTTGAGCTTATCGACATCCTCGAAGCGGAACTGACCCGTCAGGGCCACACCGAAGAACCGCGCATTCTCGCCCGTAAACAAGCGCTGGCGCTGTCTCATTATCTCGGTGGTCGTCAGTATTACATCCCCTGCGGTAACAGTATGATGACAGCGCTACGCGATGATCTGATTTATTGCCAGTTCAATGGCCGGAACATTGAAGAGCTGCGCCGGGCGCATAAACTTTCTCAGCCACAGATTTATCAAATTATCCAGCGTCAGCGCCAGCTGCATACTCGCCGCCGCCAGCCAGATTTATTCTAATCTCACTACGCCGATCAACCGGCTGCGCCCGAGGGTGCGGGTTGTTCTAAAGCGCCATAATCCCACCGTTATTCGCATATTTCTTATCCTGCTCTCCGGTTCACTGACTGGACGAGACAATGCCCTCCATCCCCAAATCACTCAAAGCCTCACTGCTGGCCGTTGCAATTGCCGGTGCAGGCGGTGGTGGTTATCAGGAAATGACCCGCGTCACGCTGACTCACGTTGAAGGGATCATCTATATCCCCTATCGCGATGTGGCGGGGATACTGACGGTTTGTGTTGGTCATACGGGTGCAGATATCAGGATGAAACGCTACACGTACAAAGAGTGTATGGCTCTGCTGGATCAGGATTTAAAACCCGTTTTTGCCGCCATTAAACGCCTCGTTAAAGTGCCGTTAACCGACTATCAGCGCACAGCGCTTGCCACCTTCATATTCAATACCGGCGTCTCTGCATTCTCGGGTTCCACTCTGCTGAAAAAACTCAATGCCGGTGATTTTGCCGGTGCGCGCGATCAGATGGCCCGCTGGGTATTCGCTGGCGGTCATAAATGGGTAGGTCTCATGAACCGGCGTGATGTTGAAATGGCGATCTGGAATGTCAGGGGGGCGAATGACCTTCGTAAGTAAATCTCTTCTGGCAGGTGCCGCTTTTGTTGCTATCGCGTTCGGGGTGCTCTGGCATGAACTGGATAGCGCCCGGACTGACAACCAGACTTTGCGCCGCGACCTGCAAACCGAAACACAGGCCCGCAATACCGCCGTATGGCTGCTGGACAGCCAGGAACAAACCATGCAGGTATTTGCAGCCATTCGGGCCGCAAATCGTGCCGCCCGCCTGAATGATGAGGCTCTCCGCAATGAATCAAAGCAAAAAATTACCCATGCAGTTGCGCATGACCCGTGCGGCGTTGGTGCTGTGCCTGCCACTGCTGTTAGCGAGCTGCAACAGCTTGAAAAGTACGCCCACACCATTTCCGGTTTTAGCACCGCCAATTGATGCCGAGCTGACGGAACCGACCTGGATCCCACCCATGCCGGTGCCGTTCCTGTGGCGTAGTTCGTTGCTGTGGAATGCCGATTTGTTGCTGGCGCTGGGCCAGTGCAATCGCGATAAGGCATCAATCCGGGAGCAGGATAACCAGAGGAAGGAAATCTATGAAAGAAGACCAGGCACAGGCAGCGCAGGCGCTGCTCCGTGAACACTGGCAGGGAGACGTTTCGGGCGTTCCCCGTGTGGCGGCTTTTGTCCCGCCGCGAGTCTGCGCCGGTTGTGGCAGACCTTTACCGCCTGATGTGCTGACTGTTCAGCCGATGGCAACACATTGTCACTACTGTCGTGCAGGGAAATAACCGCATGGATTTATACGCAATTTTAGGGCTTCTGCCTTATATCGTCCCGGCGCTGGGTGTCGGCGGCGGCATTGCATGGTGGGCCATACGGCGCACATTCGCCAGCACCGAACGCGTGGAACGGCTTGAAAACCGTTTCACCGAAATGGAGGCGCGATACGCAAACCTTCCCGGAGCCGAAGATATGCATGAATTACGCCTGCGCCTGGCTGATATGAGCGGTGAAGTAAAAGTACTTGGCAGCACAATGAAGGCCATTTCACACCAGCTTGAACTGTTACTCGAAAACGCCGTAAACGGGAACAAACGATGATTAACGATATTCTGACCGAAGACCGCCGACTGGTGATCCTGCGCTCTTTGCTGGACTGTAATAACGAAGCGAATGAATCCATCCTCCAGGATTGCCTGGATGCATACGGCCATAACGTTTCACGTGATCTGGTTCGCGGGCTGATTGACTGGCTGTCAGAACAAAGCCTTGTCTCTGTTGAAAACCTCAGTGGTTTTTACGTCGTCACCATTACCGGCCGTGGACAAGATGTGGCTGAAGGTCGCGTGAAAGTATCCGGCGTAAAACGCCCCCGCGCCCGTTGATAGCTGGAGGCGACATGGAAAAGAAAACCCGTGGTCGTGCCTCCAAGGTGGATTTACTGCCGGAGAATGTGCGCCAGACGCTGCATGAAATGCTGCGTGATAAAGCCATTCCACAGGCGCAGATCCTCGAAGAGATTAACGCGCTGATTGATGACGCCGGTCTGCCCGACGATATGAAGTTATCCCGCTCCGGGTTGAACCGCTACGCGACGAACGTCGAGCAGGTGGGCCATAACCTGCGGCAAATGCGCGAAATGACCAGCGCACTGACCGCCGAACTGGGCGACAAGCCAATGGGTGAAACGACAAAACTCATCCTCGAAATGGCCCGCAGCCAGTTGTTTAAAGCGATGATGCAGCAGATTGAAAACCCGGAAGCTACCGTCGATATCGACCTGCTGAAGAACGCCATGCTGGCGGCGCAGCGCCTCGAATCCACGGCCATGTCCAGCCATAAGCGCGAGAAAGAAATTCGCCAGGCATTTGCTGAAGAAGCCGCAAACGCGGTGACTGACGAACTGCGTGGTCAGGATGGTATGAGCGAAGAACTGGAGCAGAAAATCCGCGATGTACTGCTGGGCAAGGCGTAGGGGGAATAATGCGACAAAACTGGCAAACACGACTTACCCGTTCCCGTGCGAATGCGTTCAGAGTGGCGGCGTTATCACTACCGGTTACCGGGCATGTTCGTTGTCTGATTTTGCAGGCGATCACTAAGGGTATGTCGTCTGAAAAATTCTGTTATCTGGCTGAGAAGGAAATGAAAAATGACTAATGAAAAAATTGAATACAGAAGTTCGACAGAACTGGCTCTGGAACTTTACCCCGTTGTTAAGGGCATGATTGACGACGATCCAAGAGTTCACCCCGTGATTATGGTTGAGGCCTTATATCTGCTTATGCAGATGGTTGATGGCCCGGCAGCTGCGGGCCGGGTCATTAGTTTTACTCAGATTCGTCGGTGACTGTTTTCGCGATCACCTGGTACAGATGTTCAAACAACTCTTGTTCTGAACGAATTGACGAATTTTCTTTTGCCAGCGTCACTGGCTGCATTTGATTGTTGATGCCTGCTGTAACGATATTACTGGCAATTTGTGCAATCTGAATCTTCTGGTCAATGGTGAGTTTGTCTTTCATGTAATCCTCTTTGGTGTGTAGAAGAAACCACACATTATCAAAGGAGATTGTTCATTCACAGGTAATGCGATGGCAAATACAGAACAAAAGCGACGTCTGATCCCTCTTTCTGAACCGCGCAAAATCGACCTTCAGGAAGAAGCGACAAAACTCGGTGTCGCTATTGTTACCGATCCCGACGCGGTGCAGCCCAAAAATGAGGCTGTATTCCTCGCCTATCAGCAGCGCTGGTTTAATGATGACAGCCAGATTTGCATCGCGGAGAAATCCCGTCGTACTGGCCTGACATGGGCTGAAGCTGGCCGCAACGTTATCACCTCATCAAAGCCAAAAAAACGCGGTGGCCGCAATGTGTTTTATGTTGGCTCAAAGCAGGAAATGGCGCTGGAATATATCGCTGCCTGTGCGCTGTTTGCGCGTGCGTTTAACCAGCTGGCAAAGGCTGACGTCTGGGAGCAAACCTTCTGGGATAGCGACAAAAACGAGGAAATCCTGACGTATATGATCAGGTTTCCAAACAGCACCTTCAAAATTCAGGCGTTATCTTCCCGTCCATCAAACCTGCGTGGGTTACAGGGTGATGTGGTCATTGATGAAGCCGCATTCCATGAATCGCTCGATGAACTGTTAAAAGCCGCCTTTGCTCTCACCATGTGGGGCGCACGGGTTCGTATCATATCGACGCATAACGGGGTTGATAACCTCTTTAATCAGTACATTCAGGATTCACGCGAAGGGCGCAAGGATTACAGCGTTCACCGTATCACTCTGGATGATGCCATTGCTGATGGCCTGTACCGACGAATCTGTTATGTCACTAACCAGGTGTGGTCGCCGGAAGCGGAAAAAGCGTGGCGGGATGGATTGTATAAAAACGCCACATCAAAAGAAGATGCTAACGAGGAATACGGTTGTGTGCCGAAGAAATCCGGCGGTGCATATCTCAGCCGTGTTCTGATTGAAGCGGCTATGACGGCCGGGCGTGATATTCCGATCCTGCGTTTTGAAGCACCGGACGATTTTGAATCGCTTTCTCCGGCCACACGCGAAAAAATCGTCCTCGACTGGTGTGAGAAAGAACTGTCGCCGCTGCTGGCCGCGCTGAATCCGAACCATAAACACGCGTTCGGGGAGGATTTCGCCCGCAAAGGCGACCTGACCGTTTTTATTCCGCTGGAAATTACCGAAGAACTGCGCAAGCGGGAAGCGTTTCGCGTTGAACTGCGCAACATGACCTATGACCAGCAGCGCCAGATCATGTTGTTCATTCTGGCCCGCCTGCCGCGTTTTATCGGGGCCGCGTTCGACGCCACCGGTAACGGTGGTTATCTGGCTGAAGCCGCCCGCCTGATTTACGGGCCGGACATGATTGATTGCGTCAATCTTACTCAGACCTGGTATCAGGAGTGGATGCCAAAACTTAAGGGTGAGTTTGAAGCATTCAATCTCACAGTCGCCCGCCACCAGACCACCCTCGACGATCTGCTGCAAATCAAGGTGGTGAATGGTGTTCCGCAGATTGATAAAGGCCGCACTAAAGATACCGATGGTAAACACCGCCGCCACGGTGACAGCGCTGTCGCACTTTGTATGGCTGTCCGGGCATCACACATGAACGGCTTCACGATTGATGAAAACAGTGTGCAGGCTATCCCGCCGCGTAACCGTGATGATTACGGCGATGCCGGTTATGACGATGAATATCACCACTTTGAACAAGGAGCCTGGTAATGGGCCAGATTATTGATTTGACCGGGCAGCCGTTCGATTTTGACGACGAGCTGCAAACGGAGCAGGAAGCGCTGGCGATGGTGATGAAGCGCACGCAGGAGCACCCGTCGAGCGGTATCACGCCAAATCGTGCCGCGCAGCTGCTGCGCGATGCTGAACGTGGCGACCTGACCGCGCAGGCTGATTTAGCGTTTGATATGGAGGAAAAAGACACCCACATTTTTTCTGAACTGAGTAAACGCCGCCTTGCCATTCAGGGGCTGGAATGGAGCATTGAACCGCCGGAGAACGCCACCCCGCAGGAAAAGAAAGACGCCGCGATGCTCGATGAACTGCTGCGCGATGCAGCATGGTTCGAAGACGGGATCGTTGATTCCGGTGATGCCATCCTGAAGGGCTACTCGATGCAGGAGATCGAATGGGGCTGGCTGGGGAAAATGCGAGTGCCGGTGGCGCTGCATCATCGCGATGCGGGGCTGTTTAACTCTAACCCGGACAACCTCAACGAGCTGCGTCTCTCTGATGGCTCTTATCACGGGCTGGCGCTGCAACCGTTCGGCTGGTTCCGGCACCTGGCGAAATCCCGCACCGGCTACGTGGGTACGCATGGACTGGTGCGCACGCTCGTATGGCCGTTCATCTTTAAAAACTACAGCGTGCGCGATTTTGCAGAGTTCCTGGAGATTTACGGCCTGCCGATGCGCGTCGGTAAATATCCAACTGGTGCAACGGCCCGCGAAAAAGCAACGTTAATGCAGGCGGTAATGGATATCGGCCGTCGCGCCGGTGGGATTATCCCGATGGGGATGACGCTTGATTTCCAGAGCGCAGCGGATGGCCAGGCAGATCCATTCCTGGCGATGATTGGCTGGGCGGAAAAATCACAGTCAAAGGCGATTCTCGGCGGCACGCTTACCAGCGATGCGGGCGAGAAAGGCGCACGTTCTCTGGGCGAAGTGCACAATGAAGTGCGTAAAGAGATCCGCAATGCGGATGCGCGCCAGCTGCGCCGCTCAGTCAATCGAGACATTATTTATCCGTTGCAGGCGCTGAACAGTTCCCGCCCGGTTGACCCGTGCCGGTTGCCGTCGATTAAGTTCGACACGGGCGAATCAGAGGATATGACCGCGTTTGCGGAGGCCATTCCGAAGCTGGCCGCAGGTATGCCTATCCCTGTTTCATGGATTCAGGACAAACTGCATATCCCGCAGCCGAACGGCAACGAACCCGTATTCACCATCACCCCCGCCGAACCTGCCACGATACCGGCGCAGGCATCCCTCGCGGCCGATGACTTAAAGGCTGATGAACAGGATGCACCGGATAAACTGGCTGCGGGTATCGGGCCCGATGAATTGCAGAATGTGGTTGATCCGATGCTTAAGCCGCTGATTGCCACCATCATCAAAGACGGGCCGGAAGCCGCAATGAAACAGGCGACCACGCTCTATCCTGAAATGGACGATTCCGCGCTGATTGATGTACTGACGCGGGCGATATTCGTCGCTGATTTGTGGGGGCGTCTCGATGCCACAGACCGTTGACCTGGCTTATGCGGCTCGCCTGCCACCAAAGGAGGCCGTCGCTTATTTTCGTGCAAAGGGCCATAACATCACGTGGAACTGGTATGAGCAACTGACTGACGCTCACGCCCGCGCGTTCACCGTCGCGAAAGCGGCCCGTCTGGATGTCCTGAATACCCTTCGTGAAGAAGTGAACAGAGCCATTCATGACGGCATTACCCGCGAGGAATTTACCCGCACGCTGACGCCGCGCCTGCAAAAGCTGGGATGGTGGGGAAAACAGATTGTGGTAGATGGCGACGGCAACGCGAAAGAAATTCAGCTGGGCAGCCCGCGCCGCCTTGCCACCATTTACAACGTCAACACCCGAACCGCGTATAACGCTGGCCGTTATGCGCAGATGATGAATACCGTTGATGAGTTCCCGTTCTGGCAGTACGTGGCCGTGATGGACAGCCACACCCGGCCGGAACACGCAAAGCTGCATCTGATGGTATTCCGTTATGATGATGTGTTCTGGCAAACCCATTACCCGCCGAACGGCTGGGAGTGCCGGTGTCGTGTCCGTGCCATGTCTGCGGCACGTATGGCGGCGCAGGGGCTGAAAGTCAGCTATGGTGCATCATATATTCACAGCCATGATGTGGACGCCGGAATTGATGAAACCACGGGAGAGGTGTTTCAGACGCAATCCACAACATTCGATAACGGCCACGTGAAAATGACGCCGGATGTGGGCTGGTCGTATAACCCCGGTTCGGCTGCGTTCGGTACAGACCAGGCGTTGATCCGCAAACTGGTGGAAACCCGTGACGCGCAACTGCGCGAGCAGGTCGTCCAGTCGCTGAACAACAGCCGGGAACGCCAGTTATCTTTTTCACTTTGGGCCAGACGTCTGATGGATACCCGCCGCGCCGGTCACGGTGTCCAGACGCTGGGGTTTATGACCGAGAGCGTCGCGAACGCCGTGCGTCATCGCACCGGGGATGAACCGTCACGCCTGCTGGTCATGAGTGAAAAAAGTCTGATGCATGCCGACAGCACGAAACACCGTAAAACGGGTGTCGCACTTGAGCAGGAAGATCTGCAACTGTTACCTGCTCTGATGGCCGCGCCGCAGGCGGTATTATGGGACAAAGAGCACTGTAACCTGATTTATCTGGTCAGTGCGAAAGTCGGCCCGGCAAAAGTGGTCGTCAATGCGCCTTACGCGGTAAAGCGGCAGGCTGATTTGCTCGATGTGCTTATCAACGCCTATCGGTTACCGGATATAAACGATTTAAAATCAGATATTGCGGGCGGGAAAATCGAGGTGCTGGAAGGAAAAGTGGATTAAGGCGCTGACAGGAATCGAACCTGCATACGTGCTCCCCGAAGGGCTGACACCGACTTTACCGTTAAGCGTACAGCGCCTTTTCCTGATGCCAGTATATTGTATCCCCCGATGGAGTTCAATTTATGAGCATTGATTTAGCAGTAGTTATGGATATTCGCCGCATTCAAACCGCCTTTAAACAGCTGGGTGAAATGGCGAATGACAAAAGTATTCCCCGTGTCGCTGCGGGGGCGTTGCTCTCATCCACCGAGCAGGCATTTGAAAAAGAGACTGACCCGGTAACGGGCCAGCACTGGGCACAATGGAGCGATCCTTATCTGGAGTGGCGTAAAGAGCATGGTTATGTGCCGGGGCAGATTTTGACGCTGAACGGCGATCTGGCGAGAAGCATCACCACGGATTACGGCCCCGACTACGCGCTGATTGGTTCACCGAAGATTTACGCCGCTATCCACCAGTGGGGTGGCACACCGGGAATGGCACCCGGCCCGGCTGCGATAAAACCCCGTCCGTATATGGGGCTGGATAAGCCGGGTGAGCAGGATATTTACGCTGCCATTAAAAAACGCCTCAACGGGGTCGTAGCGCCCTGATGCGGTTAAAGGTATACAATGAGGCGTTTAAATTCTTTTAAACGCCTGTACGCGATTTTGAAGGGGGTTTAAATGCGCCCTCATATCTTTTTAAAGACGCCTTTCCCGTTTCTTCCTGTTTTTCCCCTCGTTAGTGAGTAAAGTTCCATAACCCCACCCGTGGTTTACCTCACCGCAAAATGACCTCTCTAATCACAACGAGAGCAGGTCATGAAAAAAATCGGCATCGCCTTTTTAAGCGCAATCTCTGCTGATAATGACGGCTGGTATCAGTTGCTCCCGGCCGGGTATTTCAAATCCCGTGATGGTCGTCCGTTTGATGTGGCAACAGGTCAGGGCTGGTATATCGACGGCACTATTGCTGCCCGTCTGATTGAAGACGTTCGCCAGCTTGGACAAGACGTTTGTATTGATTACGAACATAACCAGCGCCGGAAAGATACAGGTCTGACCCCTGAGCAATTGGTTGCTGCGGGCTGGTTCAATGCCGATGAAATGCAGTGGCGTGAGGGTCAGGGCTTGTTTATTCATCCCCGTCTGACTCCGGCCGCGAAACAGCGCATAGCCGACACTGAATTTGGCTACCTCTCTGCCGTTTTCCCGTATGACACCACCACCGGTGCGGTGCTGGGTATTCGTATGGCCGCACTGACGAATGACCCTGGCGCAACCGGTATGCAAAAACTGGCCGCTCTGGCCGCTGAACTGACCGAAACCTTTTTCCCTAACGAGGATTCCCTGATGAACAAACATCTGCGCGATCTGCTTGCGCGGCTCGGCATTGCTTTGCCTGAAGCCGCAACCGAACTGACCGACGAACAGGCACAGGCTGCATTGTCTGCGGTTGATGGCCTTAAGACCGATGCGGCAAAAGTTGCGGTCCTGTCTGCTGAACTGACGACGGCTAAAGCCGCTGGCGGCGCAGTTGACCTGACCAGATACGTACCGATTGAGAACTATAACGCGGTACGTCAGGAACTGGCTGTGGCGCTGGGAAATGGCAATACGGCCAGTCTGAGTGCGTTGCTGGATAAAGCTGTGCATGAGGGGCGCATCTTCAAAAGCGAGCGCTCTTATATGGAGCAACTGGGTGGGCAAATCGGTGTCGCGGCACTGTCCGCGCAACTCGACGCACGTCAGCCCGTTGCCGCTTTAACAGCGATGCAGACCATCGCTAACGGTATCCAGCCCACGCCCCCAAAAGCCCCTGAAGCAGCGTTGTCTGCTGATGAAAAAGCGGCCGCGAAAGCGCTCGGCATGTCCGATGCGGACTATCTGAACCTGAAAAAGGATGAACAAGCATGATTATTACACCGGCTTCAGTCACAGCCCTGATGACCTCATTTCGCAAGGATTTTCAGGGCGGACTGAGTGATGCCCCGTCACAGTATCAGGAAATTTCGATGACGGTTCCGTCCTCATCCAAATCGAATACTTACGGCTGGCTGGGCCAGTTTCCATCGCTGCGTGAATGGATCGGCAAACGTGTGATCCAGCAAATGCAGGTACATGGGTACACCATTGCGAACAAGACCTATGAAGGAACGGTGGGTATCCCGCGTGATGATTTTGAGGATGACAATCTGGGTGTCTATAGCCCGATGTTTGCCGAAATGGGCCGGGCAGCAGGTGTTCAGCCTGACGAGCTCACGTTTGGATTGCTCAAAGATGGATTTAATCAGGCGTGTTATGACGGTCAGAACTTTTTTGATCTGGAGCACCCTGTTTACCCCAGCGTTGATGGCACCGGCGATGCGATTAATGTCTCCAATGTCTTTGTCCAGTCCGCTGACTGGCAAGGCGCGCCCTGGTATCTGCTGGATTGCTCCCGCGCTGTAAAACCGCTGATTTTCCAGAATCGCCGTAAACCGGAGCTGATCACTAAAACCCGCGTTGATGATGATCATGTGTTCAGTGAGAACGAATTTCTGTTTGGGGCCAGTGCCCGTCGTGCTGTCGGGTTCGCCTTCTGGCAGATGGCTGTGGCGATTCAGGGCGATCTGACCCTTGATAACCTTTGGGCCGGGTGGCAGATGCAGCGAGCCTTTACGGGAGATGGTAATAAAAAACTGGGACTGAAGCCAACACACCTTGTTGTTCCGACACAGTACGAGAAAGCTGCCACGCAGTTGCTTGAACGCGAACTGATCACCACAGAGAACGGCACCGCCAGTAATGAAATGAAAGGCAAGCTGAAGCTGGTTGTCGCTGACTACCTGTAACCCTTCTTTAAAGGCGGTTTATGCCGCCTTTTAAACCTGATTCAACAGGAGAAATCTGTGTCATGTCTGTCCAACCTCAAAAAGTCTCTTTTAGTACTGGGTACAGCACTGAATCTGTTAACGCGCAAACTTTCTGCGTGGTGGTCAAATGCCCGCGTCCGGCTTATCGCCGTGCCGGATTCTCCTTTATTCGTGGCAAAAACACCCTGGCAAATGTTACGGCCAATCAACTTGCCATTCTCCGCGCAGATCGTGTCCTTTCACTGGTATCTGAAACGCCAGTGTCGCCGTCTGACCCACAAGGGGGGATGGACGTTCTGGATGTGGGCAGCATGAACGCCCGGATCCGTGCCGCCGTTGCGTCTCTGCTCAAAGATAATCCCGACCATTACACGCAAGCCGGTGCACCCCGTGTGGCCGCAGTATCTGAGGCAATGGGTGAAACCGTTACGGCGGCGCAGCTTAAAGCTGCACTGGAAGAGGATTCTGCGGAGTGATTTACGCCACGGTCAGCGATATGTGCCTGCGTTATCAGCGCAGCAAACTGGATTTGCTTACAAGCGATAAAACCGAAGACGGTCAGCCAGATGATGCCCTGATTGAAATCGCGCTGGCTGATGCCGGTGCGTTGATTGATAGCTATATCTCAGCCCGCTACACATTACCGCTCTCCGTGGTGCCGGGTGCGCTGGCGCAGCAATGCTGCGTTGTTGCCTGGTATCTGATGAACGATATCCGGGCAACCGACCAGACAGTGCAGCGCTACAAAGACGCCGTTCGCTGGCTGGAGAGTGTCCGTGATGGCAAAACCCCGCTGGGTGTTGATGTTGATACGGCCACCGCGCCGGACAGTGAAAATCTGGCTCAGGTGCAGTCTGATCCGGCTGTATTTTCCCGCAAACAGCAAGGATTTATCTGATGATCGGAGAAACCGAAACCGCATTGCTGGCGTGTGTCCGCGAGCTTTTCGGGGCCACGCTTAAGCAGATTTCCACCCATCCTGGCACCTGGTCAGACATTGATATCCGTCGAATTCTGGCCCGTCCTCCTGCTGTTTATCTGGCGTGGCTGGGTTTTGGTCAAGGCCGGACGCGTCGGGAGGTGGAAAGCCGCTGGGTGTTCTATGTGGTGGCCGACATGCTTAACGGTCGTGAAGCAAACCGTCTCGGTATCTATCAGATCGTTGAACGTCTTGTCGCCGGGATAAGCGGCCAGCGATTCGGGAATACCACGGGAATACAGGTGACCAAAGGCCAGAACCTCTACACCGATGCGCAGGGAAATGCGGGCGTTGCGCTGTATGGCATTTATTTCAGTGGGATCACGCCACTTCCGAACCTGACCGATGAAAGCAGCCTGGATGATTATGAACGCCACTGGCAGACATGGAAATACCCGGACGGTACGCCTGAATTTGCCGCTCACATCAATGTAAACGAGAAAGCCGATGAATGATTTTTTCCTTAAACCCGCGCCGGGTAAATCCGTTCGCGATCCGCGCAGCATGAAACTGCTTGCGGCTAAAGGGGAACGCAAACCCCGAAATTCTTACTGGCTGCGCCGTGTTGCTGATGGTGATGTCGTCGTGGTCGAAAAAAAGACAAAAGGTAAAGCTAAATGAGCGATATTTCTTTTAATGAAATTCCCGCAGGTGGTGAAGTTCGCGTACCGCTGGCTTATATCGAGTTCGATAACAGCAATGCAGTAAGCGGCACACCTGCGCCGCGCCAGCGTGTGTTGATGTTTGGTCAGTGCAGTATGACGGAGGGTAAGCCGGTGGGAACGGCTGCTGTTAATAAGCCGCTGCGTATCTATTCCGCGTCTCAGGCTGCCGCAGCTTTTGGTCAGGGCTCTATGCTGCACCTGATGGCGAAAAGTTTCCTCGCCATTAATCGTGTCGCGGAATTGTGGTGTCTGCCACAGGGTGACGGCACCGGCGATGCTGATGCGGCAACAATTACCCTTTCCGGCACAGCCACTGAAAACGGCACACTGATAACCTATGTCGCGGGCGTTCGTCTGCCACTTACGGTGCTGGCTGATGATACCGGTACGGTGCTGGCGGGTTCTCTTGCCGACCTGATTAACGCCAATGCCGACCTGCCGGTGACCGCAGAGGTGACTCCGGATGCGGGTGGCGAAGATGGTGATGATACCCGCGCTTACGTCAAACTGACCGCCAAATTCCTGGGGCGTTCTTCCCTTACGGATGTGCGCTGGAATTACTACGGACAGGAAATAACACCTGATGGTGTCGTGGCGTCAGTAGCTTACCCGACAGGCAATAAATCTAACCCATCACTGGATACCAGTATTACGGCGATGGGTGAGCTGCAATACAAATTTATTGTCATGCCGTATCTGGATGAACCGTCGCTGAATGCGTTACGTACAGAACTACAGGATCGCTGGGGGCCGATTAACCAGGCTGACGGCTTTGCGGTAACGTCATATCACGGTGCGCTGGGTGATTTAACTCAATTTGGTCTCAGCCGAAATGACCAGCTGATTTGCTGTTTTGGTTCCCCGGCCACGCCTCAACCGCAATACCTGTGGTGTACCAGCCTTTGTGCGGTGGCTGCAAAATCACTCAGCATTGATCCGGCCCGGCCATTGCAGACGCTGACCGTTCCGGGACTGATGCCGCCACCGCTGGAGAATCGCTTTACATGGACTGAGCGTAATTCACTGCTGTTTGATGGCATCTCGACTTACACCATCGACGACGGCGATCAGGTGACGATTGAACGCATGATCACCATGTACCGTACCAATAAATACGGTGACAGCGACCCGTCCTATCTGGATGCCAACACCATTGCGACGCTCAGTTATCTGCGTTACTCGCTGCGGTTGCGTATCCAGCAAAAATACCCGCGTCACAAGCTGGCTGATGACGGCACGTTTATTTCACCTGGCCAGCCGATTGCGACCCCGAAAATCATTAAAGCCGAGTTGCTGGCGCTGTTTACCGAGTGGGAAACGGCCGGGCTGGTTGAAGATTTCGACACGTACAAAGACGAGCTGTACGTGGTGCGCAACTCCAGCGACAAAAACCGCCTTGATGTGCTTTGCGGCCCGAATCTTATTAACCAGTTCCGCATCTTTGCGGCTCAAATCCGTTTCATTCTGTAAGGAGGATTTATGGCAGGAAATCAGCGTCAGGGTGTTGCGTTCATTCGCGTCAATGGCCGCGAGCTGGAATCGCTGGAGGGGGCATCTTTCACACCTTCCGGCGACACCCGTGAAGATGTGATCGGCTCACGTGTATACGGCTTTAAAGCCAAACCCCGCGCCGCAAAAGTGGAATGCAAAATTCCGGGCGGTGGTGATATTGGGCTGGATGAGATTATCAACTGGACTAACGTCACCGTCGAATTTGAAGCTGATACCGGTGAAACGTGGCTGATGGCAAATGCCTGGCAGTCAGACGAACCGAAAAACGATGGTGGTGAAATCTCTATCTCACTGACCGCAAAATCAAGCAAACGTACCGCATAAGGATAACTCATGGAAAACAATACTGAACTTACCCCGGAAGCACAGGCGCTGGAAAACAGCATTATCAGCGACCTGCAAAACGGCACATTCAGCCTGATTAAGGGGCTGGCGTATGGCGTGGGTGCCGAGAAGGAAATGCAGTATGTCGTCAGTTTTCGTGAGCTGACGGCGGGTGACCTGATTGATGCACAGGTTGCGTCCGAAAAAGTGGTGATGACCAAAGAAGGCCCTGTGCTGGTGAGTTCTCCGGCATTGATGGGCGTTGAAATGTTGCGCCGTCAGATTGCCAAAGTGGGCTGCATCAACGGGCCACTTTCGCTCACTCAGTTAAAAGCGCTCGATCCAGAGGATTTCCAGCGTCTCTCTATTGCTACCGATGTGCGCGATATTGCGCTGGCTGCGTCGATGAGTAACGACCGGGGGCGAGTGGTTGCGGTGTCGGAATGACCTTGAAAAAGCGGCTATAGCGATAGGCGTCATTCTGAAAGGAGGCCCTGAGTGGGCCTTATCTCTTCCGTTATCCCGCTTTTACCGACACTGCAAACAGGCTGAAACCCTCGTTAAACACAGGAACTAATCACTATGGCCGGGCAAAAGTTACGCGCCTCCATCATCATTGATCTGATGGGCAACATTGCCCAGCGTTCCCGTCAGTTCGGCGGCAATCTTACCCAAATGGCCCGCAGCGGCCAGTCTGCAATGCGCGGTTTGCGCAGCAGCGTTCTCAGCGTTTCTAACTCCATTGACCGCCTCGGTGCGTCGGCTACCGGTACATTCCGCACGTTAACGGCCGGAGCGCTGGGCGTAGCCGGGATGGGCTACACCGCAAACAAACTCTTTATCAGTATTGCTTCCACGCGTGAAAACCAGCGTATTGCGCTGAACTCCATGTACAAAGGCGACAAAGAACACGCCGACAAAATGATGCAGTGGGCTATCCAGAATGCTAAGGACAGCACCTGGGGTCTGACAGGCGTTATGCAAGAGTTCACATCATCCAAAGCCTTTGGGATGAAGGATAAAGAGGTGCAGGATTTTATCACCATGCTGGAGGATCAGGGGGCGCTGAAAGGCTGGAGCCTTGATTCTGCGCAAGGCGCATCCATGCAACTGAAGCAGATGTATTCCCGCCAGCAGATCACCGCCGCCGACGCTAACCTGTTAACGGGGTATGGCATCAATGTTTATCAGGTATTAGCTGATGCGACAGGGAAATCTGCGCGTGCTGTTCGTAAGTTGGGTGAAGACGGCAAGTTAGGCGCAAAAACAATAGCGCTACTTTTTCGCCTCCTTGGTGAAGAAGCTAAAGGCGCGCAGAAAAACGCGATGAACTCCTGGACGGGCCTGACTGCACAGATGGGTGATGTGTGGGAAGGGTTCGCCGACAAGCTGATGAACAAGGGGCCGTTTGAACGCCTTAAAAGCCAGCTGCGTGACGTGCTCGGCTGGTATGACCGGGTAAGCAAACCGGACGTCAGCGGTATCAGCCAGCTTGACCGTATTACCGATGAACTGGCCGGAGACTTCAACACCGCTTTTAATCAGATTCAGGGAGCGGCCCGTACAACGTGGCGTGTGCTGGTTGCAGGCAAAAACGCATTATCCTGGATTGATGAGCACATCATCAAGCTGAAAACCCTTGCGAAAGTCCTTGGGGGTATCTGGCTTGCTAATAAAGTTGGGCGTTCGGGTGTAAACCTGTCAAAAAATGTCTGGAAAGGGTTACTGAGACCATCATGGAAAATGTTCTCTTTCCCGTTCCGGTTGTTCTTCAGGAAGAAAAAGAAGCCCGGTGTTCCCGATACCCCCGATATTTTTCAAAATCCTTCCCTGATTCAGTCCGTTTTTGTCACGAACTGGCCTGTCGGCGGCGTGAGTAACGGTAATGGTGGATACATTGCCGATGGCAAACGTAAAAACGGCCCCGGCCGGGGTAAGCGTCGTCCTGTGCCTGTTGTGCCGCCAGCGGCTGCGCCGGTTGCCGCAAAAGCGGGTCTGTTTTCCCGTGTCTTTGGCGGTGTGGGCCGTCTTATTGCCGGTGCAGGTAACAGAACGGGCAATGCACTGGGTTCTGTCGGGCGCTGGATGGCTAACAGTGCTGTCTGGCGAACAGCGACCAGGGTGGCAAACGTACCTGGCCGGATGGGGCGAGGTGCGGTGCGTCTTATTACCGGAGCCGGAAAATCGGCGGGTGATCTGCTGGGTTCCGTTGGGCGTTGGGTGACTAACAGCGCTGTCGGGCGAATGACGGCAAAAGGTGCAGATGCGCTTGGTCAGATGGGAAAAGGTACGGTCAGTCTTATAACCGGGGCCGGAAAATCGGCCGGTAATATGCTGGGGTCTGCCGGGCGCTGGATGGCTGACAGTGCTGTCGGGCGGATTGCGGCTAAAGGTGCAGGCGCACTGGGCTGGATGGGGCGTGGGGCTGGTCGTCTCTTCTCACGTCTGGGCGGGCCGTTACTCTCAGCCGCAACGGTTGCGCCAGTGCTGCTCGATGATGAGGCAACAAACCACGACAAAGGCAGTGCTGTTGGTGGTGCGGCAGGTGCATGGGCTGGCGGTGCGCTGGGGTCACTTGTTGGGCCGCTGGGCACGATGGCAGGTGCAACTCTGGGGGGCGTTGTAGGTGATTATCTTGGTGGCTTCGTGGCTGATTTGTACAGCAAATGGAATGAACCCAAAGACCCGATGACGCTACCGGAACAGAATATCAATGCGCAGGCGTCGCTGCGTGTCGAGCTGGCTGACGGGCTGCGCGTTACGCGTTCAGACGTTACAGAGAACGGTCTGGGAATGGATGTGTACACGGGCAGCAACTATATTCCGGGGTTTTAAAGCATGTTTGAAAGTACAGTAAACAGTATTAACAGTGCCCGTGATGCACTGGGCCTGAAAGGGGCCGTTTCCGGCGTTGGCTCGTTTCGTAATATCCCTTTTTATATCCTGAACGAGCAGAAACAAAGTGGTGGCCGTCGCATCGTTAAGCGCGAGTATCCGCTGCGTGATGCTGGCGGCACGAATGACCTCGGACGCAAGCTGCGTGAACGCACGTTCTCTGCGTGTGTTCTGGGCAAGGATGCAAAAAAACAGTCTGATGCTCTGATTGATGCACTGGAATCAGCTGGCGCGGGCGAACTGGTTCACCCTGATTTCGGCACGATCAGCGTCATGGTGGATTCCTTCGACAGCCACCGAAACGCAAGTGAGCTGGATTATTACGAATTCACCGTAACCGTCTACCCGGCTGCAACGGATAGCGCCCCGGAGAGCACACAAAATACAGCCAGCGCCGTCGCGTCTCAAAAGGACTCTCTGTTTGGTTCTCTGGGCGACACGATTAAGGATGCCTGGCAAACCATTCAGGAAGGAACGGCCGGAGCAACGGCCGTGCTCGATGCTATCACCGGCACGATTGATGATATTTACGATGCTGTTGAAAACGTCGGCATATTACAGGACGTTAACAGTATTATGTCATCGCTGACGGCCCTCAAGGGGAGCGCAGAGGGATTAATCAATGCACCGGCAATGCTGGGCGCTAATATTCTTGGTGCTCTCTCTGGCCTGTCGGACGTTTGTGACGCCTCTGCTGCATTTCGCGCTTATGAACGCCTTGGTATTCACCTGGCTAAACGCAAATTATCTATTGATACCAGCCATATCCCCGACGCCGCAGTCAGTAATATTAATACGCTTTTTTATACGGCCTCCACGGCAGCACTTGTCAGTAAGGCCAGTGCCGCCAGTGGCGTACTGACTCAGGCGATTGACAGCAGCACAGTGGCAGCAACAAGCCGTCCACGTGCGCCGGAATTGACCGCAGACAGCGGAACAACAAGCAGCGTTGCATCCACAATCACCGGCAGTCAGTTAAACGCCATAACCCCAGTAAATTCGACGGCTGGCGTAGTCTCTTCAGTCAGCAGCACGGGCGAAACGGTTTACCCTCTTTATGAAAGTATTACTGAGATTGAAGCACTTTCCGCAAGCCTTGGTGAAGAGCTGGATGAGGCCGCGCTCAGTGCCGCTGATGCCGGGTTTATTACTGACAGTAATGCGATAACCCGTTTGCGCCTGTTAACGGTGTATGACCTCCGCCAGCGCGGTCTGCGTCTGCCCGGTGTTACCGCCACCACGTTAACTCAAACTGAACCGGCGCTGGTTGCACTTTATAGCCTTACCGGCAACAGCCAGCAATGGCAGCGATTCTCGCGCAGAAACGGTATCAGTAACCCGCTATTCGTACCCGGTGGCGTTGAACTTGAGGTGATTGATGAACAGAGTTGAGCTGCGTGTTGATGGCAAAGTGTTTACCGGGTGGACGTCCGTCACCATTAACCGCTCTATCGAGACAATGGCGGGTTATTTTGATTTAGGTGTGAATGTTCCTGTAGCAGATGATTTGTCGTCGCTGGCTCCCGGTAAGGCTTTTCAGCTGGCGATTGATAATCAGATTGTTATCGCCGGATATACAGATCGCCGCCGTCGCCAGATGGATGGCGACAGCATGAAAATCACCCTCTCCGGGCGTGATAAAACCGCTGATTTAATTGATTGTGCCGCCGTGTATAAAGGTGGTCAGTGGAAAAACCGCACGCTACAGCAAATTGCTGAAGACCTCTGTGGGCCATTCGGCGTAAAGGTTCGCTGGGAGCTGAAAGACAGCGAAACCGCCACACCGTTTCCGTCATTCACGCTTGATCATTCTGAGACCGTATATGAAGCACTTGGGCGCGCCTCTCGTGCGCGGGGTGTTCTCATGACCAGCAATGCTGCGGGCGATCTGGTTTTTACCCAGGCCGACAGTACGCAATCCGATCGCCTTGTCCTCGGACAGAATCTGTTATCGGTGGATTTTGACGAGGATTTCCGCGACAGGTTCAGCGATTACATCGTAAATGGTCACGGCCGTGCATCGGGCAAAGTTGGCGATACGCTGGATGCCAGGAGTATTGCCAGCCAGCGTGGCAGTATCACTGACAGTGCTGTAACCCGTTATCGACCGACAATCATACTTGCTGACAGTAAAACGGACGCACAAACAGCAAAAGCCCGTGCGATACGCGAGCAGCGCCGCCGCCTTGCGAAGTCTCTGACGTTTAATGCCGAACTGGAGGGATGGACACGCCAGAACGGCCAGCTATGGATGCCGAACGTCCTGGTCAGTATTGATGCATCTAAATATGGCATCGTCACCGACCCGCTGCTGGTCAGTAAAGTGGTACTTACGCTTGATGACAGTGATGGTATTAAAACTGCGCTTACCTGTTCGCCCCGTGACGGCTATCTGGTGCCGGTTGAGCAGGACAAAAAAGGTAAGCGTTCCGGCTCTGATGCAGGTGCAGGCGGTGTTGATGCGCTGGCTGATGAGTATTACAGCAAACACCCGGACAAACGCCCATGATGAATGATTCCACTGTCCAGCGGATGCTGGCCCCGATTACCCGCCGCGTCCGTCTCATGCTGGGCCGCGCTGTTGTGAACATGGTGAACGATACGCTAAAGGCACAAAACATGCAGGTCAGTGTGCTTGAGGATGAGTCACCGGATGATGTCGAACGCCTCCAGAACTACGGTCAAATCAGCGTGCCGCTGGCCGGGGCTGAAGCGATTGTGGCAAGCATTGGTGCTGACAGGGATTCCATGATTGCGGTCATTGTCGAGGATCGCCGCTATCGCCCCACGGGGCTGCCGGCAGGCGACACCGGTGTTTATCATTTTGAAGGTCACCGTATCCGGCTTACAAAGGACGGCCGTTGCATTATTACCTGTAAGACGCTGGAAGTGTTCGCAGACGAAAGCGCGACCTTTGATACACCAAAAGGCAAATTTACAGGCGATCTGGAAGTGGATAAAAACCTGCTGGTCAATGGTGCAACAGAATCGAAAGGCAAAATCACAGCACCTGACGCCGAACTCAATGGTATGTCTGTCGTCGGTCATAAACATAAAGAGAACGGTGACGGCGGCGGCATCACGGATGCAATGCAATGACCGATATAGCGATTATCTGGACGGATGGCCGCGGCGATATCGTTCAGGACGGGATTGATATGCTGACAGATGACAGCCTGACTACTGAGGTTGTTATCTCTCTCTTTACTGACCGAAGGGCGCTGGAATCTGATGATATCCCGGATGGAACAGGTAACCGCCGTGGGTGGTGGGGTGACAGTTATCGCTCGCGACCCGTTGGTTCACGTCTCTGGTTACTGTCCCGCGAGAAGACTCTCCAGTCAGCAACAGAGAATGCCGCAACCTATGCACTGGAAGCCCTGCAATGGCTGAAGGATGCCGGACGTGTAACCCGGATTGAAGTTGCGGCCAGCAGACTGGGCGACAGCACATTATTACTTGAACCCTCGCTAACCTTGCCTGATGGCAGCGTTATTCCGTTCACCTTCAAAGCAAAATATAACGGGGTTTAAATGCCGTATAAAGCACCTGGATTATCGGATTTAATCGCCCGCACTGAGCAGAACATTGAACAACGTCTGCCGGGAAGCTGGCCGCAGGCCCGCGAGAAAACGCTTAGTGCGCTGGGCTATGCCAACGCCGGGTTGGCTGCTGGCTGTCATGAGCATATCAGCTGGGTAAGCCGACAAATCATTCCCGGTGATGCAGATGAAACCGAGCTGCTGAAACATTGCCAGTTCTGGGGTGTGAAGCGTAAACAGTCCAGTCGGGCCGCAGATGCGCTGACCGTAACGACAACCGGTGCGGTGACCATTCCGGCCAGTACGCGCTGGCAGCGTGCCGATGGTGAGCTGTTTATCAGCACGCTTGCTGCCAGTTCCGGCGAGGCCGGAACACTGGAGGTGAATGTCACGGCCGTTAATGCAGGCATTGCGGGTAATACTGCTGCGGGTGTCGTTCTCACACTGGTAACGCCAATGTCTCTTGTCATGTCTGATGCAGTGGCGGCTAAAGGCATTTCAGGTGGGGCCGATATGGAAAGCACCGGTGAACTGCTTTCACGCCTTGAATACCGTGTGCAATACCCGCCGTTCGGCGGTAACCAGTTTGATTATGTGCGCTGGGCGCGGGAATGTTCAGGTGTAACCCGCGCGTGGTGTCTGCCAACATGGCAGGGAGGCGGCACGGTAGGCGTCACCTTTGTGCTGGATAATAACGACGATATATTCCCGACTGAATCGGATATTAGTCGCGTGGATGATTATATTTCCGGTCACGCTGACCCGGTAACGGGAATGATTGTGGGTAAACCGGATGGAATTATCGTCACGACATTTGCTCTGAAGCGTAAACCGGTGGATATGGAAATTTATATTTCCCCCAATACTGATGCGCTGCAAAAAGCCGTAAAAGCAGAATTAACCACACTGTTTTACAACGAAGCCGCGCCGGGCGGTGCTATGGCGTATTCACATATAAACCGGGCTGTTTCGAAAGTGGCCGGGCTGGATGATTTTGAAGTGAAATCGCCAAAAGAAATACAGTATTCAGAAGCGACTGAATTACTGGTGCCGGGGGAAATTACATGGAGCTAAGAACCACGCCACACCAGTTAACATTTCTGGCACTTCTCCCGTCCGGGCTGGCGTGGAATAAAGCGCCGGGCAGTACGCTTTCACGATTATCAGGCGGTTTAAGTGACACATTCCATACAGTGGAGGCAGATGCAAACCAGATGTTGCTGGAGCGTTTTCCATCCACATCCACAGTGTTGCTGTCTGACTGGGAGGGGTTTTTAAAACTCCCGGATTGTACGTCAGAATCCGGGACGGTAAGAGAACGGCAAAACGCCGCCGCAAATAAAATGCGAATGGTGGGAAGTCTGAACCGTCGTTTCTATGAATGGCTGGCTGCTCAGTATGATTATGAAATTGAACTAACGGACTCTGATGAAGGACAATTCACCACTATTGTTAATGTCAAAAATGGGGTGAGTTATCGCAATGCTACCGTGCTTGATAACTGTCTTACACCACTGCGTGTTTACGATTCCGGGGCGCTGGAATGTTTATTAGAAAAATATAAGCCCGCACACCAGATTTATAAATACAGCTACGCTGCTGAGGAATAAATATGTTTCACTTAGATAATAACAGCGGCATTTCCTCAATGCCTGCCCCAGCTGCCGCGCAGAATGCTGCGACTCGTTGGTTTACTGAAGGTGCAGGAACAGGTGTACCGAGCTGGCCCGGTCAGGACTGGTTCAATATTGTGCAGGCAGAATTGCTGAATGTACTTGTAGATGCAGGCATTGTTCCTGAGAAAGCGAAATTTAACCAGCTCTCCCTGGCGATTAAAGCACTGGTCGGTAGTAACGCGTTTTTAAAAGTTAACCTGCTTAATGAAATTAAAACGGCAGGTGCGGCTGCACAGGCAACAGCACAGGTTAATATGGGCCTGAAGTCTGCTGCAACCAGGGAAGTCGTAACATCGACGACAGATACCACCGCAGGCCGTGTGCCAGTTGTAGGCTGGATGGGGTTAGGTGGGGCCGAAATAAGTATCCCTGATGGGACAAATATTCATAAGTTTTTTGCTACTGCCAAATCAGGGAATTACGGTGGTGGTGGTAATTTACCAGGTTCTGTTACTACAGGCTGGAAAAGTTTTCGCTGGCAGCAACATGGTGGAGATAATAAATATGGCATCCTGTTTGAAACAGGAAGCAATACCCGCCTGATTATCCACTATTACAGTAATCCGAATGGGGATATGGCTGCACCGGAGAAAGCTGACTACTGGAATACGGTTGAACTTATTCCCGGTACTGGTGGAACAATGACAGGACAATTGACAGTATCAGGCATTGGTCATGGTTCCTTCGCGGCGCAGCGAGATGCGGGCGCGCCTGTTTACCAGGTTATTGATAGTGCGAGCCCATCGGAATACTGGCCGTTGATTAAGCAGAAGTATAAACAAAAGAATTCTGCATGGTCAGTTGGTACGCTGATTAATGAAGACTCACTGAGAGTCTATTATAGTGCTCCGGCATCAGCAGATGATAAGAGCTGGGCGTTTAAACCGGATGGTACGTTTACACCTGCAAACTGGGCTAATTTCGATGCTCGTTATCAGGCAAAAGGAAATATAACTCCCGCTGGAGTACCATTGCCCTGGCCTTCTGATACCCCCCCTTCAGGGTACGCATTGATGCAGGGGCAAACTTTCGACAAATCAGTCTATCCACAACTTGCAGTTGCGTATCCATCCGGCGTCATTCCAGATATGCGTGGCTGGATGATTAAAGGTAAACCAGCAAGTGGTCGTGCTGTGTTATCTCAAGAGCAAGATGGCATTAAATCGCATAATCACACCGCCAGTGCGACAAATACTGATTTAGGAACCAAAACAACATCATCATTTGATTACGGAAATAAGACTGCTGCAAATACTGATTTAGGCACTAAAACAGTTTCCACGTTCGATTATGGTACTAAAACATCATCCAGTGCCGGGGCTCACGTACACCAGACATCACACCTGGTTGATAATAAAAACACACCTATCTATGGACGAACGTCGATACCAGTCAATGAAGGTATCTTTGTGACGACTGCGGGGTGGACCGCTGTTGGGAACGCTGGCTACTACAAGCTGCCAACACAGAACACAGGTGCACACACCCATACTGTCGGTATTGGTGCTCATAACCACACCGTAGCTATGGGAGCGCATGGGCATACCGTACCAATTGGTGCGCACACCCACACTATTGCTATGGGGGCACATGGACACACAATTAGCGTGGCTGCTGCTGGTAACGCTGAAAACACAGTAAAAAACATCGCATTTAACTACATAGTGAGACTTGCATAATGACATTTGAAATGAATGAAGAATCTCAGACCATTAAAGTTTTCAATTTAAGAGCAGATACAAAGGAGTTTATTGGTATTGGGGATGCCCACATACCCCCACATACTGGACTTCCGGCAAATTGCACTCATATTGCTCCGCCAGAAATAAAAGCAGGCTATGTCGCAGTTTTTGATGATGTTAAAAACGCATGGGCTTGTGTGGAAGATCATCGGGAACAGACTGTATACGATACTAAGGATGGCAGTCCCATTTTTATCTCTGAACTTGGTAAGTTACCTGATGATGTAACGACCATTGCCCCATACGGGAACTATCAGGTCTGGGATGGGGATAAATGGATCAAGGATAAAGCTGCGGAACAGAGCGCACTGGTCAATGAAGCGGCCACGACTAAAAGTCATTTTATGACGGAGGCAAATAACCGGATTCTGCCTCTTCAGGATGCTGTCGACGTGGATATGGCAACCGATGAAGAAAAAGCAGAATTAATTAAATGGAAAAAATACCGCGTACTACTCAACAGGATTGATGTGTCATTAGCGCCGGATATTGAGTGGCCTGAGAAGCCACTGATAGTGGTGGTTTATAATTAATTTTGTCGATCAATTACACAAGACTGATCGACTAAAGCGATCAATTCAAGCACCATAACCTGTCTGTTATCCCCCGTCTCTGTAAACTTGTCTTACGGAAAAACAGGGGGAGTAATGAAAGAAATTCGCTGTTCAAACTGTCATAAATTGCTTTTTAAAGGGACATTTAAGTCAATTGAAATTAAATGTCCCCGATGCAAATATATCAACTTCATCTCGAATGCCTCAGAGCATCCCACGGAGACATATTGTGGGAAAAGAGAACAAATCACGTATCCTGACACCACCAGGTGTAATCACATACGACAATAATATTATTGGCTACGGTTCGCGGGAATTGAGGGTTGAAACTATACCCTGCTGGCTGGCCCGTGCCGTAGTGGTCACCAAACATTATTCGCACCGTTTCGTTAATAATTCCTATCTTCATCTTGGCGTTTTTAGTGGTCGTGACCTTGTCGGTGTTCTTCAGTTTGGTTACGCATTAAACCCCAACAGTGGGCGTCGCGTCGTGCTGGAGACAGGTAACCGTGAGTATATGGAATTGAACCGGATGTGGCTTCACGATTGTATGCCGCGTAACTCAGAGTCAAGAGCGATCAGTTATTCGCTGAAGACCATTAGGCTACTCCATCCCACAGTCCAGTGGGTGCAGTCTTTTGCTGATGAGCGCTGCGGCCGCTCTGGTGTGGTTTATCAGGCCTCCAACTTTGACTTTATCGGAAGCCATGAAACAAAATTTTATGAGCTGGATGGTGAGTGGTATCACGAGATAGCAATGAATGCGATTAAACGAGGCGGGAAAAGAGGCGAGTTTCTCAGAGCGAACAAAGAACGTGCAGTGGTTCACAAATTTAATCAGTATCGGTATATCAGATTCCTGAATAAACGAGCCAAAAAGAGGCTTAACGCTAAATTCTTTAAGGTGCAGCCATATCCTAAGCCGAAGCAAGTTTAA